TACATTATGCCTACTACAACTACAACAACTACTACTACAACTTTGCCTCCACCACCACCTCCACCACCTCCACCACCTCCACCACCACCTAAAGTTGTCGTTGTCATGGATGATGGTTCTGAAGCAGAATATGAAGAGTATGAGATAGAAGATGGAACAGTTGAAAGAGACAATGAGCGTAAATTAAATGAAGAAATGTTTGGTTGTTATATGACTGATGCACAAATAGAGCGTGGTGATTGTGATATACCTGAAGAAGAAACTAAAGAAGAAGTTATAATAGAAGAAGATGAAGAACAATATGATACCAAAGGAGAGCTTCCTGAAGATGATGATGTGGTACTTGAGTTGGAACTTGAAGATGAAGTGGAAGAACTTGAACCTATCGAAGAAGAAATTATTATTGAAGAGGAAATCAAGATTGATATTGAGAAGTTGGAAGAAGAGTTTGACTTTGAAGAAGATATCCTTGAGTTACCTGAAGAAATAATAGTTGAGGAAATTATAGAAGATGAGTTGGACGAAGAGATACCAAGAGATGACGACATCAGAAAGGAAGAAGTTCAAGAAGAAGATGTCGAAATCAAGAGTGAACAAGAATATATTGAAGAACCTTTAGAACTTACTGAAGAAGAAGTAGCAATAGAAGTTGCTGAAGTAGAAGAGGTTATTGAAGACATTGTCATAGAAGAAGTTACTACTGAAGAAGTTATAGAAGTAATAGAACAAGTTAATGATATAGGTGTACAAAACTTAGACCAGGTTACAGAAGAAGTACAAGAAGTTGTACAAGCTGTTGTTGAAGAAGCTATTGAAAATGTAGAGGAACTTACAGAAGAACAAGTTGCAGTTGTGGCAGAGGTACTACAAGTACAAGAAGATGATGTTGAGATTATTGCTGAAGCTGTAAAAGAAGATGAAGTCGTAGCTGAAGCAGTAGAAGAATATGTAGAGAGAGCTGTTGAAAACGCTGATGTAGAAAACTACACACTTGCTGATGTTGTTACAGAAGTACAGTATGAAAACTTTTTAGAGAATCCAATAGAAACATTAGTAGATTTAGATTTTGAAGGTGTAACAATTAGTAACATTGGTGATGATATGACATCTGACCAAAGGGAAAAAGCACAAGAAGTTGTAGTGCCAGTTATTCTGACTAGAATAGCTAGTATGGCAGCTTTTGTATTTAGGAGACAAATATGATAAATAAACTGTGGAAATGGTTTGTTGAAGCAATTAAAGAAACATTAAACCTTAGTTGGACTTTGGTTGGTTTAGTTATTGCTACGCTGACATTGACAGGGTCTGCACAGCAAGTGACAGGCTTGGCTACAGTAATTACTTTAGCTATATGGTTAATAACTATAGGATTTAGGAAAGGAGAATAACAATGGATAATTGTTGTGGTGGTGGCTGTTGTGGTGGTAACTAAGTGTTATACTTACATTAACGAAAAGGGAACACATATAAGCGTGTGTGACTGTAAATATGGAGGGAGTCATTGTGAAACTTACAGTAGTTAGAACACAATTTGGTACAGATGCTACCAATGGATTGTTGTTTATAGATGGTATATTTGAGTGTTATACACTTGAAGACCAATATCAAGCAGTAAAGGTAATGCATGAAACATGTATACCTGAAGGAACATATGATATTAATTTTAGAAAGACAGGTGGATTTCATGCTAAATATTCTGAAAGATATAAGAATGCACACTATGGAATGCTACACATACAGGATGTTCCTAACTTTACCTATATACTTATACACACAGGGAATACTGATGAACATACATCAGGTTGTTTAATTGTAGGAGAAACTCAACAAGACCTAGAAGTATCTAAAGATGGATTTATTGGAAGCAGCACTGTTGCTTATAAGAAAATGTATGCAAAGGTTGCAGGTCAATTACTACAAGGTAAACCAGTTAGCATTGAATACACAACAATAAATAAATTATTAAGTAAAGATGATAATGCAGCCAAAGACCATACAGTATTGGCTACAACAGTATACGATAAACTACAAGAAATCAATGGTAATGTACTTGCAATAAAATCTAAACTAGGTGGAAAGGTAATAATATAATGTCAGATTTATTCGAGAAGAATAATAGAAGAAGAAACCAAGAGGGTAAGTTCAAGAAGGACTTATGGTGGACTCCTTGGAATGATGCATGGAGTTATAAAATGAGTGAAGACCTCAAAGACATGTTGGAAAGAACTGCATGGACCTTCATTGAAGCGTTCATCGGTGCATTGACAGTTGCTCCATTAGTTGGTGTAGAAGCTGAAACTATTCAGTTAGCTGCTCTAGCTGGTGGTGGTGCTGCACTTGCAGTTGTAAAAACATACGCCAAAAAACAAATTAGTAAGTAATCTTATAGCAAAGCCGTGGGTGTTATCCTTTCTACCACGGCTCTTGCTCGATTAAATTAGAATGGTGCTGCACCATCTTCTATGGTTTTAGCATCAGGTAACTTTATACCATTTGCTGCTGCAGCATAATCCTTCCACATCTCAGGTGTATTCCAACCATCTGTCCACCATGATTTAGAAAATACTTTTCCATCAACGGTGTCACCAGTCGTACATTTACTAGCACCTGTACATCTAAAGTCAGGACTTTTAGGTGTTTTCTTATCTTGTGGTTTTATGTATTGAACTATAAGACCACAGGTACATAATAAGTCTGTATCATTTACAGCTATCTCACCTGTTTTTTCATGAGTTGATTTAGATGTATGGTCAAAGCCTGCCTCTTTTAACAAAGCTCTTACACCTTCAGGAGAAGTGGAGGACGGAGGCGTAGCCTTTTTCCCATCCTCCTGAGCTTCGTCCTTCTCCTTTTTAGGCGTTGCTGGTTTGCTTTGAGCCACTTTAGTTTGACCTTGTGTCTTTGACATTTCTTGTAGTGATGGTCTCTTCTTTGTAGAGCCCTGGTACTTCCAGTTAGCTAAAGCCCTACCTATAGCAGAAGTTTCACAGTTTTCCATCCATGCATCTGTATTTGCAAACCCACCTTGCCCTTGTAATTCTTGAGCTATTCCAGTTGCAACAGGATTGATATCTTCTTTATCTGCATATATGTATGCCTTAACTATAACCATAGTTCCATCATCACTTGTCTTGACTACCTCTGTGTAGACACGACCATTTGGATTGTCTTTCCAAAATTTAGCAAGTCTATCCTCGACCATTTCATAGTCAGCAGGATTAAATTTTGCCATGTTATACCTCCTTGATATATATTATTCTTCTTCTGTTTCGATGTCTTTAATTAATGTAACACCAACCTTAACAGGTATGTGTTTATAATTACCGTTATGTTCTATGACAAGGTGTGGTATAGTACCAACACCTCCGAACTCAACAGATTTAACATTCGCCATTATTCCTCCAAGTCTACCAAGTACTCAGCAGTAACACCTTTGCTAGGTTTCACAAACAAAGTATATTGTGAAGGTCTACCCATACTGGCTAGCTGTTCCTGTGCATAAGGATTGTGGCTTTCAGTACTACCATTGACCCATACTCTAATATCATTAATGTATAGGTGTGTTGGTGTATGGTAGTGACCACAGACTGCGTGAGTGAATTGTTCCATAAGCCCTGCAGCACCTAATGATTTCCAACCTAATATCTTTTTGTTGTAACCATAGAAAGGAACTCCCATTGTTCCTCGAATGTTGTCACCGTGAAATAACAAAAACTTCGCTTTGACACCTAGGTCAGCGACTGTATACCATGACCTGTCAGGGATATGAAACTTTATTCGTTTCTCCCCTTCAAACATAGTTTGTAGTATTTTACCTAACATTCTATCTGCATTCGTTTCAGGGTTATAGTCTTTTCTAGACCTTCCCCCTAATGCACCATGGTTTCCTATGACCCAATAACATTCTACTTCCTCAAATTCAGTTAACAAAGTATTAAAAAACCTTGATAATATTCTTGGACCATCAACTGTTACTTGTCTATAGAGGGAACTATCTATCTCATGTGCTTGACCAGGAAATATAAGTTCGCCCTCTATGATGTCACCGAGTGCAAAGACTACACATTTTTTTACAATGTGTGTAGCTTTCTGTATCCTTGCAATTTTTATTATCTTTTCTGCATACCTAAGCACTCTTTCCTCAGCAACTTCAGTATTATAACTTTCTGTTTGCTTTGCTAACTGTATGTCAGATAACAAAGGAACACAGATTTCCTCTCCCCTCTTTGAAGTTGTTTTAGGTGGTGCTTTTACTTTTGGTAATGACAGTGTAGACATACCATCTCTAGCTCCACGATAGATAGCCTCAGCCATATCAGCTTTTTTATCTTTAAGTTTATCTATTCTTTTGAGTAGCCTTGAGTTAGTTTCTTTGAGTTCCTGAATTTTTTCGCTTTCAACATCAGCTAAAAGTTCAGCTAACTCTCTATCCTTTTTGCTTAAGGTCATCTTTGAACTCCCTAATCCAATGTGCTACTCGTGTTCTAGACACAGGGAAATTAAATTCATCTGTGAGTATTCTAGATACAGCAGTCGCATTGGGTCGTTTACCTTGTCTCATTATTGATTTAAGTCCCTCGATAAAGGGTTGCACCTCGACAGGAACTTGTTCATACCAAGGAATAAGACCACCTTGCTTGTTTGTCATTGCTTTTTCAAGCAACTTTTCTATATTTTTTGTATTGCTCATGAGCATATCCTAGCACACGACCACGATTATGCAACGATACAGAAAAAAAAAGACCAAAAAAAAAGGCGTGTATTTCTACACGCCATAGGTATTTTAAGCCAAAAAAAAAGGCGTGTATTTCTACACGCCTTCTTTTCGGTTATGTATGTGGATATTTTACTATCGTTTTTTCTTTACAGAAGTTGCTAGTTGTTTAGCTACTTTGTAAACCATTTCCTGTGTTCTGATAGGAATAATATTATTCTTTACCATGAACTTCATAATCTCAATCTTTAGTTGAGGATTAAGACTTACTGCTCTACCCTCATCATTGACACCAACAACTGCTTGGTCTGATACCCATATCCTTGGCTCAGGTTGTTTAGCCAACCATTTCAAAGCATCTAAGTCTACTGAGTTACAGCCATACCTTCCTGCTTGTGATATCTCTCTAGTATCTAATTTACCTTTGTCAGCAAAGATACGAATGATACCATCTTTACCATCAATGATTTGGTTGTAACCTTCGTAACCTGCAATAATTGAGGCAGGTAACATTTCAATGATTTCTTTAATGTCCTCGTAACTCCAATACATAGAGCCACTACAATCAATCATCATTGAGCCACCTGCAACTACTCTTTTGCTACTGAATACTTTTTTGTCAGTAGTCATTCTGTGCATATTCTTAGGAACAACACCAATGTCGCTGTTCTTTTTATGCAGTTCTCTAATTGCAGAGGGAATTTTCTCATTAGGTGTAAATGGTTTTATATATGCCTTACCATGTCTACCACCAGTAGAGCCATATGAGGGGTCGTATTCCCACCTAGCATGTCTGTTGGCTTCCTCTTTGATATCATTTTTAAGTTCATCATCAAGATACTCAGGTAGTTTAATACCATCACCCATAGCTTCCTCCATTTGTTGAGCTATCTCAGTAGGCATATCTTTACCTGTATATACTCTGATACCTTGTTGACCATACCAATTATTCAACATGTAATGGTTGTATATATTTCTAACAAGACCTCTAGGTTTTCTGTTAGATTTAACTATCTTATCCCATGCAGATTTATCTTTGTTCCAACGCCAATCTCTTTTGATGACATCATACCTAGCATCCATACTAATTCTTTGACCATTACTAAGTAGTCTTTGTATTTCATAAAGAAATCCATGTATTACATCTACTTCTGCTTTGATAGTTTCTTTATCAAAACCAAGCATTGTATGTTTGCGAACAGACATCTCTGCTATTTCTTGGAGATTAACACTATCCCATTTACACAAAGCAATCTTAGAAACTGCATAATGAAATGCTTCTTTGAAATCTCTATCTCTGTAATACATATCAATACAGGTTTCAAATACTTGTTCAACATACTTGTCACTAATCATTGGTAACATGTTAAGAGCCATGTGTTCGTAGAACAGAAAGTTGTATTCATCTCTTTCTACATGGTCTTTTAGTTCCTCTAAATGTTGTCTTGATACATCATAGTGACCTCCGTAATCAATGAACTCTTGTTTCTTGTCAAAGATTTTCCTACGATACTCCATGTGTTCTCCACCATAAGTCATTGTAACTAGGTTTAACGAAGTAGTATTGAAACTACTTGGATAAGATAATTTCCTGTACATGTTTCTTGCAAGTGGTTGAACAGCTAACATCTTACAGATGTCAATGAGCCACTCAGTTCCTTCCTCTATCCTGTACCTAGCCAACCTGTATTGTTTGTTAGCAAACATAACAAGGTTAGTAATCTTTCTTTCCTCAACCTTATCTATGTACGGCAGAGAGGGAATACTCAATTCCCTCTCTTTCGTTTGCACAGAGGAGGTTTTACTAAGACTATATTTCACAGCCCTGTTACCTCTCAATGCAAGGTTAGGATAAATTACAGGAGTTTTTCTT